TTCTTGATGACCTGCGTCTGCACGCGACCACACCCTGGGCATCCTAGGAGTTTTAGAGTGTGGGAGTCGAGATGTTTGTTGAGAGCCAGCAACAACACTGGGAGCAATTAGAAAAGAACAGAAGTAAAACAACCAAATTTTTAAGCCTTCTATCTAGGTGTTCTCCGTTGTCACGCGTTGGAAGTCACACACCTAGTGTTTATACTCGGAAGGTCCCGAGTCCTGCTGTGGCCTGCAGAATTTTGAAAGTCTATCGAGCGAAAAAGTCTGCTTCAGAAGCTGACACAGGGATGACGGCCAGCCTGGACCGCGTGAAAGCGGCTCCAGGTGGAGGGGTGTTCCTGATGTAGGCTTGAATGCCAGTCTTAGTGACTCGCACCAACCAAACGAAGGAGGCCCGAGTGGCCGTCTCACCACCACCGACAACGACTGAATTGATACTGGTCCCAGATTCCTGGGTCCACCCACCTGAGTTCATGCCCGTACCCTCCGACTCACTAGCTATCAGGAACGTTCCAGTTGTAGTGAAGACAAGATGACCCTTGAACCGTAGTGTGTCGGGAACCAGGTAACCTGGCCCTAACACCTCCACTCCTGTAAAAGGGTTGTCTGCTGTCCACAACAAGCTGGTGTTGACGACCATCATGTTCGTGTAGTTGGAACTGGGGATGTAGAAATCGAATTCGTACTGGACGTATAAATCCAACGTCGCACCCGACAAAGAACTGTAGGCAGCTAGATTGAACCTACCAAAATCGACCAGCCGTTGGTCGGTCGCAGTGACCTGTGAGTCAACAAATCTGAGACAATTGTCATTCGGAATGGAGAACTCGAACCCGCTCCAAACCGCGTCTGCTTTTGCGTACCCCAAATTCATCAAATCCTGCTTTGAGCTTGGTGCCGGGTCTGCCGAATCTCTGTCCACAGCGCCAGCCAACCAACCTGGGGTGCTTGTCGCATTATTACTCACAACTATAAACTTTACATTGCGAACAATGTACTTCTCATAGTTGCGAGCAATCCTCGACGCCCACGGGAACAGGATTGAATTGGCTGGATTGAGTCGTTGACTCAAAAAGAGCTGTGTACTGAAATCGGTGGCAGTTGTCACCGTGTAGGTGCCAACCATCTCCCTGTGACGAACACTGGTAGATGGCCCGGTAGCAATACTAACTGGATGTCGAAGGTTGACAGGCGCAATTGTATGGTTCGGCATGGCATAATTCGGCTCTTGCTTCTTTTTACCTGCTTTACTTTTACTCTTGGGCCTATTACTCACCTCGGCTTCCATTTTTGTCCGCTTGGCTGATGTGTTTGGTCCTCTCAAAGACATGTTGTTTGGGTATAATAATGATGCTGTAGTGGATCCCCGGCATCAACGGAGACTGTTCATCCTGGGGAACCTCAGGGGATGGCGCCGTGCAGTCGTTCGGCATTCTGGATAGCACGTAAATATTTACACCCTAAGGAAACGTTTTGGGCCTTTCACCGCCCAGGACCCACTGGGTTTTGCGCCCCCCGGCGTTACAGTACCTCTATGGGTTGGAAAGTCAACGTGTCACGCTCGTTGCAATCCAACACACAGTTCCTGTAAAACTGCTCTAATTCGACCTGTTCATCAGGAGTCACTCCGAAAGCCCAGTAGAAACTGGCGCGAGTCTCAGGCAACACGTCACCGTACTTGCGTACCATTCCTTGTTGCAAGCTTCGCACTCCCCACGACTGAGCGTGATAGTGTGTCTTGCCTCGAGAACCATACCGGCAGTACGTCCGATAAAAGTCCTGGAAAACAGGAACACCACCAGTCATGGCGAGACCTCCGGTGCCGACAGCATCCAGCCAGGCTAGAAGCTGGGCATCGTTCTGGAAACCATGTATAGACATGGTGTCTTTCGCGATGGCCCATTTAGGATGCCTAACCATAAGATAGTCATCCACTTCAGGCCCAACATAGACGGGGTGAGTCTGGCAAAACTCAATCTCCTCAAAGGTGTAACAAGGTGGTTCGACGGTCATGTTGAAACCCATGGCCCTGAACCACTCGTCCAACCCCTGGGAGAAGCGACCAAGGTCGCTGGCTTCCATGAAGACAACGCAGTCATCTCCATTATTGGCCAACAACACCCTGACGCCCCTGCACAAGGAGTATTGTTTGATCATGCTGCACATGAGGATGCAATTGCCCAAAGAGGTATTCATGTCTCCCGACATACGGCCACCCTCTTTGGTGTACTTAAGTTTCCCATCCTCGGTGTACCCACGACAAGTGTTCTTCAACTGCCAACCTAGAAGCTTGTTGAGCTTCTTGTGGTATGACTTCGGAAAACACTTTGGGTATTGCTGGTGCTCCCACTTCAGTGCCTGGGTGCTGACGTGTTGGTCAAACCTACTAGCGTCTAGCCCCACAGCCACTGGGTTGCGAAAAGAACTCCAGAGATCAAACATCCTCCTTCCACTGTCTGCGGCGTTCATCCCTTTGAACACAGTCTTCTTCCCCTCGAAAAGTTGCGAAAGTGAATGGAAAATCCGTTCTTCAATTGGTCTGAGAAAACATCCAAGCTCGACATTATATCTGGGGTTCCGGGGAGAGATTACCCTCGGTACCGGATCAGATTTGCGAGTATAGTCAGTTTTCTCGTATTTAACAAAAACTTTGACTTCACTATCTTTCCTCGTCACTGATCTCGACAACAGCGACTCGGCTGCCTCCTCGTACAACTTCCTTTTAGCACCTCGGAACGTCTCCACGAATTCACGTGGGCTCATCGGGGTGGTATAGGGAAGAGCACGAGTCAACAGAGCATTGGTCTCGGCCATTACGGTCGAGAAGTGATCCCCTTTGGGCCTGGGCGGTTCCTCGAAGCCAGATTTCCCCTTGACGAAGAAAACTCGCTCCTTGACCGCCCTTTCCAGGGTGTCAATGTCATTGTTAAAGCCCGAAAGCTCCATTCTCGGCGAAATTCCGGAAACTCTCGCCAGTTTCCGGAACTTAGGGCTCCCTATGCGTCGAACTACTTGCAGAGAGGGATGGTCGGGTGCCTTGCTTCGTTGACAACCATTCCCAAGTAGACGCACAGGGCCCCCCTAAACAGTTTGAGGCCCTTGGGTGGGCACACGCGAGCGGTACGCTCGCGTCTGCTCCGCCCGGCGGATCTCCCAAAACTGCTCTGGGGGGACGTAGCTCAGACTGACTGCCAATTCAGTAATGATGCTGGCATCCTTCTGGCGTAGCGACGGTCCCTTAAGATCGCGGAGGTAATCTCGAATGTACTTGCGTACAACGAGATCATTCGCCTTAGACCTTTCGCGTCTTCCAAATTGGAAGTAGGCCTCATCCGCGACTACCTGAGCAAGGTTGGTGTGTTCGCGTGCGCTAATACGCTTCCACACTCGCCTGCTCGAGGACTCAACTCCATCCTCCTGAGGCTCATCAACAACCTCAGTTGTGGCGGCTTCCACGACCTCGTCAACGGTCATCTCATGAGAGCCAAACCTCACGAGAGCCCGCTCAACAAGGTTGTTGAACTGCCACGCCTTCCAATACTTATACACGGGAACTGCAACAGCGCCAAGAGTGATCGTAGTGATAGCTGAGATAGCGAGGACGTGCGAAATCTTGATACTGTTAGTTGTAGCCATGGTTAAGTGTTAGAGAGGGGTTTGGAAGCTAACCGAGCTCCCCGGACCATCACGGCAAGGTGGCCGACCCACTTACGGCTGGAGTTTACCGGCATGCTTTCCGGTGATACGTGTATCACCGGGGGCTGATGCTGGCCCCCGTTGCGCAAACTTACCCGCAACGATGGGTGAAGCGCTTAACGGTGCGCCCGTGAGGAATACCACCCCAATGGCAAACTCT